GGTCCAGCGTCGCGGCAAGTCACCGCTGGTTCACCGGCAACGGCGGCGCGATTACATCCCGCATGGTGCTCAACAACGCGGGCGATCTTTCGCTATCGAGCACCACCGCCAGCACGTCCACGACCACCGGGAGCCTAATCAACGCAGGAGGGTTTGGCAATGCGGGCGCGATCTTCGCGGGCGGAACAATCACCTCGGCAACGGCCAGCCATAACAGCATCACCGCCGCAGCCGCGACCAACCTGACGCTCGCGGGCGGCAGCAGCGGGGCGAGTCTGCTACTTAGCCAAGGCGCGAACGGCCGGGCCACGCTGTCCGCAAAAGGAACAGAAGCAGTTTTACTCATTGGTCGAAACCAATCAAACACCTCAACGCCCAGCTTTTCTTTCTATCAGCAAAATCAGGGACCGGGGAATGAATATCTCGATATTGGGTTCTTGGAATCACCCTTCTCAACTTGGTTTCAAGCGCGGCGCGTTTCAGGCTCAACGGGTTCTTCAATCTCATTGCAACCCGCAGACGGCAACGTCCTCATCGGCGGCACGACCGACATTTCCGGCACCGGCGGGCTCAAGGTGTTCGGCACCACCGCCAGCACGTCCACCACGACCGGCTCTTTGGTCAACGCAGGCGGGTTTGGCAATGCGGGAGCGGCTTGGTTCGGCGGGCAAATCAACTCGGCATCGAGCGGGCTTCTGTTCTCACGCACCGGAGCCTCAACCGCGCTCCAGTATCTCGACATAGCCAACACAGGCGGGCGGGTGCAGTTTGGCGTAGAAACAAGCACAGGCGGTAACTTTTTCGGAGGAGCTACCGCATACGCAACTGTGCTTGCGTCCGCCACTTCCGCCCCCGTCCAAATAGCCGTCAACGCAATTCATGCCGCGACCTTTTCGAGCACCGCCGTCAGCATCCCGCTCACCACCGCATCCACGTCCACGACCACGGGCTCGCTGGTCAACGCGGGCGGGTTTGGTAATGCGGGGGCGATCTACACGCAGACCCTAAACATTAACGGCACCAATTCTGCGGCGTCATATCCCCTGACCGTCAGGAATAATGCGCTCAAGGCTAGTGCCTCGCAATACACCGGGATTTTGATTCAGACAGCAGATGCACAGCCGGTCGATTTCGGACTGCTCTACTTTACGGCGGTATCCGCGTCTGATCGGAATTGGCGCTTAGGGGCGTTCGACAATGGTGGCGGCGGGTGGAGCAAGGGGACATTCCCCGGCGTAATTTCCATCACAGATACCACCGCCAGCACATCCACGACCACCGGCTCCTTGGTCAACGCGGGCGGGTTTGGGAATGCGGGGGCGGCGTATATCGGGGGCAACCTCACCGTGAGCGGCGCGGGCACAAGCGTGGTCACCGGACAACTATTCGGAGCAAAACAAACCCAAGCGGCAGTCGTGTCCAACACGATTACCGGCTACGGTCTGCGGCTCCGTGCTGCGGACGGTGGAACGGGCTTCATCAGTTCCGGGATTGGTTTTTCTGACAGCGGAACGGTGGACGTGGGGACCGTGCTGGCGGCCATCAATACCACGGACGACGGAACAGGCGGGGCAACAGGCTTGGCGTTCTATACCGGCGCAACGGCAGGCATGACTCAGGCGTTGAAGCTGGACAGCAGCCAAAATGCGACGTTTGCGGGCGCGGCGACGTTCTCAAACTCTGTCCGCTCCACCTCCGCCACCGCAGGCATCGGCTACGGGACCGGCGCGGGCGGCGCAGTCACGCAAGGCACCTCGCGCACCACTGGCGTCACGCTCAACAACGTGTGCGGCGCGATCACGCTTTTCACCGCTGCTGGCTCAGCGACGTGGCAGAGCTTCACCGTCACCAACTCCGTCGTGGCCGCGACCGACACCATCATCGTCAACCAGCGCAGCGGGACCGACCTTTACATGATGCACGTCACCGCCGTTGGCGCGGGTTCCTTCCGTATTTCCTTCGCCACTACGGGCGGCACGACCTCCGAAGCGCCCGTTTTCAACTTCGCAGTAATCAAAGCCGTCTCTTCCTAATTTTTTCCTACCATGAATGACCCAATCGTCACCACCACGCTACAACGCATCCAGACTGACCCGCAGGGCGAGTCTCCCGTCGCTACTGCTTTCTTCGAAAAGAAAACCACCATCGACGGGCAGGTATTCGTGTCGCCTTGGACAACGGTTCAATGGCCGCTCCTAAGCGACAAAACCGTCACGGTTGACGGCAAGACCTACACCTACGCCGAAGTCTCGGCTGCGGTTACGGCCATCGCGCATCAAGAACTCGCCGCTTCCTAACATGAACGCTCAAGAAGCACTCCAAAACCTATACGCAGCCGCCCGCCAAGCCCCATTAAAGGCCGACGACCATGATCTCATCCGCAAGTGCGCGGAACAGCTTGCCGAGGCTTTAAAGCCCAAGGAACCGAAGGTCGAATGAGCGGGACGGCGGACACGAATTGGCGCAGCTACGTTGGGCCGCAGGACAACGGGCTAACCGTGAACGCGGCTGAGTGGCAGGCACCGCTTGATCCGGAGAACTGGGACGATCTGGTCAAGGGATCGAACCTAGAAAACCTCTGCGTGTCAGGTCTCACTATTCCAGCCTCGCAGGAGGATAGCATAGACTTCGTGCGCGGCAAAAACTACGTCGTGCAGAATTGCACGGTGGCTGGGTCGATCACGGCCAAAGGCTCCATTGACGGGCTTTCGCTCTACGGATGCTGCATCTCGGGCACGATTGAGCTTGGGCAATACGACAACTACTGGAGCCGAGGCCGCGCTCCCACGCGCAACGTGTCTATTATTAGCTGCACCTCGCCAGACGGCTCGCCTATTAGGGTAAAGCTCTGGGATGCAGAGATGCCGTTTATTGAAAGCACTAACGTAAAGGTGACGAAGATTCCAAAATGGGTCTGGTTGCCTTATTTCCTGTTTCGTCGTTTGACGAATCCGAAGAAGGTATAACCCATGTTTCCACTCGCTGAAGTTCTAGGCATCGGCACGAAGCTGATCGACAAGCTGATTCCGGACCCGGAAGCGAAGGCCAAGGCGCAGCTAGAACTCACGGCGCTGGCGCAGAACGGCGAGCTGGCGAAGATGAACGCGGACCTCGAAGCCTACCGCGTCGAGCAAGACAACCTGACCGACCGCCTCAAAGCGGACATGGCTTCGGACTCGTGGTGGTCGAAAAACATTCGGCCAATGACGCTCGCGGCGATCCTTGCTGGCTACTTTATTTTCGCGGGCATGTCAGCCTTCGGATACAACGCCAACGAGTCTTACGTTTCGCTGCTCGGTCAGTGGGGCATGCTCATCATGTCGTTCTATTTCGGCGGTCGCACACTTGAAAAAATCATGGAGATGCGAAAAAAATGAACGAGCACAAAGACCTCATGGAAGTGGCCAAGCTCTGGAAAGAAACGGGCTGGCTGACTGCGGTGATTGGCGGCGCTGGCATGATTGCTCGCCTACTGGCCAACCCGATCCAAGGGACGATCTGGGACAGCGTGCGGCGCGTCATCATGGCGGCCATCGTCTCGACGCTCGCTTGGTTTATCGTTGAGCAAATCGAAGTCAGCTCACTCGTGAAGGCGATCACCTACGGCGTCGCCGGGCTGCTCGCGCCTGAGATTATCGACGGGCTGACCACGCTCGCAAAAAAGTATTCCAAGAACCCGACGAAGCTGCTCAAGAAATGAACCCGAAGGTCATTACGGCGGCGCTCGCCGCGACCGTCATCTGTTTCGCGGGCGTCGGAGTGGTCACGGTCAAATCGGTCTCGAAGCACATCGCGGCGAGTGACAAAGAATTCGACATGACGAGCAACGTGCTCAGTCCGCTTTTCGACATTTACGGGCTGGCTATCGTGGACGGTCAGGCAAAGGCAAGCAAGGGACTGATCAACGCGAAGGAGTTTTGCGACTCGCTGGCGAAGCTCCAAGCCGAGGCGGAGCGATTGCTCGCGGAATTTGGCAACCCGACAGAACTCGTGGCGCAGCACAAACTCGTTGCAGCTTATCTCAAGAAAGCGCGGGCGGTCTGCGACAAGGGCGAGGTCGCAACGCTCAACTCGCCGGCCATGACTGCCGAACTTTACGCGGTCATCGAGCCGATGACGGCGCTGATCAACGAGGCGCTGCATAAGGAGCTGACGATTTCGCGCACGCACAAGGACGCCGCAGATCGGGCTCTGCTTACATTTGAACGCTTTGCAAGCGTCGCGGCAGGGCTTGGAATCGTCTTTGCGGTCGCACCGTGGATCGGGGCGAAGAGGAAGCCGGTCGTGGAAATCACTCCGAAGGTTCGGAAAAAGAAGACCAAGCGCTGATCGCTTTTGACGGCCATCGCTTAGGCGATGGAACCCGTCATAACATTCGCAGCCTCCGCCGGCGTCATCGATGCCGAGGCCGGTATTATTCGCGGCGTCTCGCTGATCACCAAAGGACCGGCGCTGGGCCACGGCGTCATGATTGACGACAAGACGCTGGCGCAGGTGAAGACCGCCGCCGAGCAATACGCGGGCGGGCTCAAGGTGAAACTCGACCACTCTGGCGGCGCGGGCGATATTGTCGGCTATATCGACGCCCTGAGAATCAGCGGCGAAAAGCTGCTCGGGGATTTGCACTTGCTGCAAAATTCGCCGCATCGCGCTTACATCTTGGAGATCGCCGATCGGATTCCAGACACGTTCGGGCTCTCCATCGCGTTCTCGGGTCCGTCGGAAAAGAGCGCGGACAAGCTCACGACTTTGCAACGGTGCTCGGAAATCTACTCGGTGGACCTTGTCAGCGAACCCGCTGCGAACCCGAACGGATTTTTTGCGCGCAAACTCAAACAATTTGAGAGCGACGCCAGCGAGTCGCCGGAAGCAGAAATCAAAATCGAAATTCCTATGAACGACGAAATGAAAAAGGCCATCGAAGGCATGATTCAAAGTGCCATGATGGGCATGAATGAGAAAGTCGCGAAGCTCGAAAGCGCTCTCGCTCCCAAAGAAGAAAAACCTGCCGCCATGAGCGCGCAGAATGAAGTCGTGCAGCTCGCCGCTAACACCGCTGCGCTCGCCGCCGTCAAAGAATTTGCCAAGTCTTTTGGTGCGCCAGCCGCTCCGATTGCCTCGGCCGAAGCAGTAAAACCAGTCGTGCAGGTCCAGAAGTTCGAGGACGTTGTCGCCGCTAAAGCCACCGAGCTGAAGGGCAACAAATCCGAGGCAATCACCTTCGCGATCAAAAACCATGCCGACCTCTACGCTGCGTATCGCGCACGCGTTCAAGCCGGCGAACTCGTCAAACTCTAATCCAAAACTAAAATGGCCACTTCATTCAATCACACCGGCACGTTCCTCGCCAACGCGGCAATCACCGCGTTCCGACTCGTGACGATTTCCAGCAATCGCGGGGTCGGTCTTGCCGCCACCGCTTCTTTGCCCGACGGCGTTGCAACGATTGACGCCGCTTCCGGCGATCAAATCACCGTCGAATTTCTCGGCGGCACGACCATCAAAGCAACGTTGCTCGCCGGT